TGGTGGGCTGCCAGGAAGCCTGGTTATATGATACCAAACGGCGAAAGCTGATATATGCGGTGGCCGACAGTCACATAGGAACCATGACGGTGAAAGGCACCAGCCTTGTGGGCTTTGACACCACAAACTCCGTGCAGAAGACCCTGAGGAAGCCCGCGGAGCAGATCCGAGGTCTGCTCACTGGAGGTGTGGCCAACACACGCAAGTTCTTCCGAGACATACGAGCTACCGAAGTGAAGTTCAACGGTCGCAGCAACGAGAACTTGGTCTTGCTCAAGGTGCGATAAATATTGGTGAGGAATCCCCATGGCCAACGACACCTTAGACCCACTCAAAAAGCAGCTGATAGAATACGTGCAACTGCAACTGGGCGATCAGATCATCGATCTTGAACTAGATCCTGCCCACTACGAAGCTGCATATCAGCGCACACTGGGCACCTATCGCCAGCGAGCGCAGAACGCCTACGAAGAATCATACAGCTTCTTGGAGCTGGAAGACAATGTGAACGAATATTACCTGCCGCAGGAAACGATCTCGGTGCGACAGATCTTCCGGCGCACCATCGGCATCACTGGTGTGGGCGGCTACAGTTTTGATCCCTTTGGCCAGGCCACGCTGAACGTGTATCTCTTGAACTTCAACCAGGCCGCGGGCGGCATGGCCACCTATGACTTTTATCAGCAGTATGTGGAACTGGCTGCTCGCATGTTCGGTGGATACATCAATTACACCTGGAATCCGGTCACAAAACGCCTGCAGCTGATCCGCGATCCGCGTGGTACCGGCGAGGTTGTGTTGCTGTGGACCTACAACCTGCGTCCGGAAATAGTGTTGCTGAGCGACTATCAGATTATCCAATGGTTCCGAGATTACATGACCGGTGCTTCCAAGTACATCATCGGCGAGGCCCGAGAGAAGTTCACCAACATCGCGGGTCCGCAGGGTGGGGGCACGCTGAATGGTGCGGCCATGAAGTCAGAAGGCCAAGCCCAGATGGATCGCTGCATCGAAGATCTTAAATTGTACGTTGACGCCTCGCAGCCACTTACCTTAGTGATCGGCTAAATTTCCTGTTGGATCAGATCTAGATTTGTGTTAAAATGTCAGCATGGCTGACATAATGATCGACATCGAAACCTGCGGTACTGGGCCCGAAGCCTGTGTGCTGACCATCGCAGCACAATGCTTTGATCCCTTGAACCGGCATGATTTTGGTGCATATCGGAGCTACTATGCCCGCATCGATCCTGGCAGTCAACCTAATCGTCGAGTAGAGCAAGGCACCATTGAATGGTGGGCCACACAGCCGCCAGAAGCACAGCAGGAAGCATTTGGTGAAGATAACCGCATACCTTTGACCCAGGCCTTAGAAGAACTTGGACGCTTGATCTGGCAATCAAAAAGATTTTGGTCGAACGGTCCCACTTTCGATGCCAATATCTTGGAGCATGCCTACAAAGAAGCTGGCATAGCATTGCCCTGGAAGTTTTTCGTGGTGCGTGATTCACGCACTGTATACAGCCTGGTGCCCGCACTCAACAAGTATCCAGCGAGCCATCATGCGCTGGAAGACTGCCGTAGGCAGATCCTGTTGTTATGGGACAGCCTCGAGCTGCTCAAAGTCCGTGAGTTAGTATGATCATAGGTGTGTGTGGATTGATTGGTGCGGGCAAAGACACCATCGCGGACTACCTAGTGAACATCCACGAGTTCCGCAGAGATTCGTTCGCTGCCACTCTCAAAGATGCGGTGGCCGCGGTATTTGGCTGGGACCGAGACATGCTGGAAGGCAGGAGCCGAAGCAGCAGAGAATGGCGCGAGCAACCTGATGCCTGGTGGAGTGATCGATTGGGTCAAGAGGTCACGCCCAGACTGATGCTACAGCTCTGGGGCACCGAAGTGTGCCGGCGAGGTTTCCATGATGACGTCTGGATCGCCAGCCTAGAAAACAAGCTACGCAACTCCGCTGATGACGTGGTCATATCGGACTGCAGATTCCCCAACGAGATAGCAGCCATACATGCCCAGAACGGCTATGTGATCCGTGTGGTGCGCGGAGCAGACCCTGCATGGTTCCAGCCAGCACAGCAGCATCTTATCGAAGGTACTCCGCGACCTGCTGACTTGCCACACCAAAGCGAATGGGCGTGGGCAGGAACCCGGTTCGATCGTGTGATCGACAACAACGGCTCCATGGACGAGTTGTACCAGCAGATCACAGATCTGGTTCGAGATCTCCGCGCCGCCAGGGCAGATCCTGGCGCGTGATCAGGGCCGCGCAGTTCAAGCAAACTGTCTTGAGATTGCGCAGCTCCGAATTATTGAGATCCCCATCCACATGATATACCATGAGCTGGCTGGCATGGCGCGCCTGGAATCCGCATCGATCACAACTGTTTTTTTTCTTGTATCCCGATGATTGCCATCGCGGAGGTGCGGGTTTCTGATGCCGGCCTCGGCGGATGCAGGCATTGCACCGGCTCCGATAGTACACCCGGCCATTGTGATAGCCGTTGATCGCAGCGGCATTGCGTTCACACACCCGGCACAGTGGTCTCATGCAGATACTTATCTTGGCAGGCCTTAATCAAGGTACCTGCAAACGGCGGTGTTTTTTGGTAGATCCATAAATATCAATAACCATTTACAAGGATGCAACCATGGCACTGATTTCACCAGGTGTAGAAGTTACCGTCGTAGACGAAAGCAATTATATTCCTGCCGCGACCAACTCGGTCCCCTACTTCTTGATCGCCACTGCGCAGAACAAGATCTCCGGCACCGGAGTTGGGGTAGCTGCGGGTACACTGGCAGCCAACGCTGGTAGGGTTTTTCTCATAACCAGCCAGAGAGACCTGGCCACCACTTTTGGTAATCCTTTCTTCTATAAAACCGCTGCTGGCACGCCGATCAACGGTTACGAGCTCAATGAATATGGTTTGCTGGCTGCTTATAGCGCCCTGGGCATATCCAACAGGGCCTATGTTCAGCGTGCCAACGTTGATCTCACCGAACTCACTGCCACCCTGGTGCGCCCTACGGGTGATCCTGCGGATGATACCTATTGGTTAGACACAGCACGCACTTCCTGGGGTATCTTCCAGTGGAACCAGACCACGGGTGCGTTCACTGTGCAGACCCCCACTGTGATCACCAGCACCAGCCAGCTCACTGCGGGCATCCCCAGTGCCGATGTGGGCAGCATCGGTGGCTATGCCGTGGTAGCTACCAATGCCAACAATCCTGTGTACTACAAGGACCAAGACAACGCCTGGGTACTGGTAGGATCCGATGCCTGGAAATTGAGCTGGCCCACGGTGCAGGGCGCCAACTCCGTGACAGGATCCGCGCTCACGCAAGGCAATGTGTTGATAATCAATGGTCAGACTGTGACAGTGCCGGTGACCACTACCTTGGCAGCACTGGTGGCCCAGATCAACACCACGGGCATACCGGGTGTTACAGCTGAAACTGATCTCACACGCACCAGCAACAAGCTCTGGCTCTACGCGGACAGCGATGCAGAATCAGATGGTTCTTCGGCAGATGGTGGTATCATCGTGATAGCTCCCGAAAGCACAGCGGGCCTCTTGACCACCTTGGGCATCACCGCCACGAGCTATCTGTCTCCTGCACTGCAGCAGAGCCCAAATTTTACTGTGCCTAGATGGCGCACCACAGACATCGGCGGTGGACGACCCACTGGATCTGTATGGAACATGACCACGGCCGTGAACCAAGGTGCCGACATCATCGTCAAGAAGTTTGATGCTGTTCTCGGTGATTTTGTGGCACAGCCTGCTCCAATCTATGAAAATGATCAGAGCGCCAACAAGGCCCTAGATCCTGCCGGTGGTGGCCGTAATATCGCGGCAGGCACGACCTATACGCAATACAACGTGAGCCAAGAAGATGCCGCGGATGAGTACAACAACACTTTCACACTGAAAGTGTTTGAGCGCCTGGCCACAGGGCCCACAGTGGTAGTGGGCGACACTACCACACCCTCGTTTGTGGCCGAGGAAACTTTTACCATACAGTATAGCACCCGCAACTCCAACAATCTTTCTACCGCGGTCACTGTGACGCTGGGAGGTACCACAGCAGCCGCATTCGTAACAGCGGTGTCAGCTGCCCTGCCCGCAGGCTCTCCGGTATCTGCAGCCGTGACCTCGGATGGCGCTGTGTCTTTCACCCACAATCAAGGTGGTGTGATAGTGCTTAACGATGTGTCAGGAACACCAGTAGCAGACGCAGGTTTCAATACCACCATCGATCAGGTCAGAGACGGCATAGATGGCGATTTAATACTGAGCAACTGGGTGGCGCTGACCTACACCGCTAGCGACAATGCTCCTAGCCAAGATCCCGCCGACGGTCGCAAATGGTACTACTCAGAAGTGGACGAAGTAGATATCATGATCCAAAACAACGGCAGTTTCGTGGGTTATCGT